TTTATTGGAAGACATGGTGAGGTGGTCACCACTGATTCTATTAGGATTGACATGGATGGGGGTCGAGTTATATTGGCTCAGAAGGGATCGGGCGAATCAGAACAGAATAAAAAGAACTGGGAACAAGAATTGGTGTTCATAAGGAATAAAAAATGAGCATCAATGTCGTACAAATGTATTCCGCACTCAAAGAGGGTGCATGCAACATTCACTTTCGAAAGATAGATACAGGTGAATTGCGTATCATGGCGAGTACACTTAACAGAGATATCGCAGGGCATAGTAATCTACCAGAAATTTTCAATCAAGACGTGCTGTCTGATCATTTAGTGGTATGGTGTTTAGATAAAGATGCTTATCGTTCATTTAGAGTGAGTACAGTTGAGCATTGGGAAGAAATAAAATGGCAGGAAAAGGAAGTAGACGAAGACCAGAAGTAGGCACAAAATATCAGGATGAGTGGGAAAGAATCTTTGGTTCTAAAGAACAAGAGAAACAAGATATCTTAGACGAACTAAATCCAGATAAGTTGCCAGACATAGAGGACATAAATGTATCCAAGTTTCGTAAAGTTTAAAAACATAGAGATTCCTGAAGACGCAAGGATATTGTGGAAAGATATCTTTAGATACAAGTCTTCACCTGATGATCCATTCTGGGTCAAAAGTAAAAACAAATTCGCAACAGAAGGAACTACAGTCAAAGAGATTCCACAAGATCTAAGTGGAAGCGAGCATATGGAAAGAATTTATAAGTTGTTGCCAAGAGTGCTACTTAAACATATGTTTCCTGAAGTTGATCTAAGTATCTTTGAAGAACTCATGCCCCAAGCAGGTTATATGTATGCTGGTTCTAGTGTCACCGAGCACACAGATAATTGGATGATGCCAAAAGATCCACTCATATTAGCATTCACAGATATGAGTTTAACAGTAAACAAAAAGAGATATGAAGTAGCAAAGGGAGACATCGTATCTATACCGACCAACATTCCACACTCAATGGATCCTGCTCCTCATGATCAAATATGGGTAGCAGTTAGATGTGGTATAGATGTAGCAAGATGTAGCATCGAACATCTTGCAGATATGTTTGAGTATGAATACATAGACTATCTGGATCTTAAAGAAATAAAGGGTGGATTAAAAAGACGTGGGATATCCTAAGTTTGTAAAATGGCGAAACATAGGTGAGGTCCCAGAAGAATCTTATCTATATTGGGACGGTGTTCTTAATTATGACAACGAAGATGGAGCAACTTCTCACACACGCATCAATCAAATCGTCACCACTGGATTATATAGACCCAAAGAAAAACTTATGGGTGAAGAGTGGTTTCGTAAGATCTATATAGATTACACTCAAAACTTTTTAAAATACACTGGTACATGGTTTCCTTATGGGGAAGAAACAATTGTTGTTCCTCAAGCAGGATTCTGTGGTACTGATCACTCTGTGCCCTTGCATAGAGATACAGTTTTTGAACCTGTAGATCCTATATTGCTTGCTCTCACCGATATGAAATTATTTGTACACGATACCACCTATGATATAAACAGGGGTGATGTTTTTAGTCTTGCCACTAATCTACAACATAATGTTCCTAAACAAGATTATGATCAACAATGGGTGGGTGTTAGATTCAACACGCAGAAAGGCAAATACAATATCACGCATCTTTTAGAAGAATTAGAACACGAAGAATTATCTGAAATCACCTATCCAACACGAACTTAATAGATTATAATTATATTATGACATTTGATGAATTGTCTGAGTTTAATCTCAAGACTGAAACTATCGATGGGAAACGACACTATGTCACTCCCGAAGGCAACAAGTATCCTAGTGTGACTTCTGTCACTGGACTCTTAACCAAAAAGCACATACAAGCATGGCGAAAGAGAGTCGGTGAAAAGAAAGCAACTGAGATATCTAGTCGAGCATCTCGCAGAGGTACTTCTTTTCATACACTATGTGAAAAGTATCTACGCAATGAAGAGTTCGAGTTCGACAATCCCCTACAAGAAATGAATTTCAAATCTATGATCCCATTGTTGGATAAGATTGAACCATTTGCTATTGAGTCTGCTATGTACAGCGATCATTATCGTATCGCTGGTAGATGTGACTGTGTAGGTTTGTTTAGAGGTGAGTTAGCAATCATCGATTTCAAAACTTCAAACAAAGCAAAGACTGAAAGCAGAATACAATCGTATCTTATACAAGAGAGTGCGTATGCTGCATGTGTAAAAGAGATGACAGGTGAAATGCCTAAAATCATCGTGACTTTGATTTCTGTAGATGAAGATAGTTCTACTCAACTATTTGTTGATGAACCTGATCGTCATCTAACTGATCTTGTAAAACTTCGAACACAATACTATAATTTGTATGAAAAAGTTTCATAAGTGCCTCTTATAGGCAATCATAAATTATAAATATAGTCCGAATTGGTTCAACTTTTTTATAATTTAGGAAATCATGTTAAAAAATATACATCGCGATTTTGTTTTCTGTTTACTTTTTGCTGCATTAACAGTGCCATTCATTTTAGTTAATGGATGAGCAATGAGTGAGAGAAGAATACAAAAACTGAAAGACAATGTAGGGTTGCTCATGCTGATATGCATGTTTGGATTTTCAATCGCAGCAACCACAGGGTCTGTGAGTTTTATATAATGGCACAACAATTACCTTTGCCATTGAATGCTACGAAGGATGCTTCACCTGAAGAAGTTTCCGAGTGGGAGAAAAAGGATTTCTTCCGTGCTGGCAAATTCAGTGCAATGGTTTACTTTGTTGTAATACCAGCAATTGTACAAGCAGTTGCTTTTGGTTCAATGCTGGTGATTTTTTATATTAATGATAAAATTTTTTAAGGTGATAGCAAAACTCCTAACAGGAGTGGGTACTGAGGTGAACGATATACAGTTGACTCCCAGTGCTGTTCTAATGGTAGCAATATCATTGGCATTTGCTTTCTTAGGAATCGTAATGTTGCTGATGTTTACAGCATCGTTACTTATATAATGGATAATTATGATACTATCAAAAAAGCAATTCTCTGAACAAGTTGAATCAAAGATTAGTAAAGGTGCTGAAGTCATCGATGCTATCTTAGGAGTATGCGAATCTTATTCTCTAGAACCTGAATCTGCTAAAAGATTATTGAGTGATGGACTCAAACAAAAACTTACAGCAGAAGCATCCAATCTTAATTTGATTAAGGGGAGCAAGTCTAGAGGAAAACTTCCCATATGAGAATACTCGAAAGATCTTCCAGATATTCAATACGAGAGGACTTAAAAACTAAGTTCGCAGTCCTCGTACATCTAGGAGATATGACAGAGCAGGAGTTTTATGACTTCTCCTTATCCATAGGTGATATTGATTTAGAATGTTATGATGATACACATCATCAAAAGGAGGTAAGTCGTATTGCCAACTCTACTCGAATGTCTGAGTTTAAACAGCAAGATTCCGAATCACGCAATGTACTAGCAAAGTCCAGTCTGCCAGGAATGGCAATCTTTGACTATGCTGGATTAGATCAAGAAGAAGATGTAGAAATAGGTCTATCTGGTTTTGGCGATATGAGTGATGAGTATAAAGCAAAAAGAGCATTGATCGGTGGTTTCAAAAACTGGCATGTAGACTTTCCACATAGGAAGGAACTTGCCGACATAGGAATTTTATATGCAAAGAATTATAAACCAACTCAGACAGATAGAGATGCCGATATCCACGGATACAATATTATTAATCCGAGACTTGGTGGTGGTTCCACTTTGCTTGTTGACTTTTGCTTGGCATATGATAAACATCATGATGCCTTTGCTGGGAAACATGTAGAGTTTTACTACTCCGAAGAGGTTGCTCATCCATTACTGAGATACAATAAGATACTTGACAGAGAGACACTGTATATCTCTCCTGTATCAGTATTGCCTACGAAAAGCAATAGTATCTTAGCAAATGAAATCTTTATGTTGTTGGTTAATGATGACGAACTACTATGGCAAGTGAATTGGGAAGAAGGTGATTGTTTGTTATTTAACAACACTGCCTGTATGCACAGAGGTGCGTATCATAAGTTTGCTGGTGAAAGAACACTTTGGAGAACCACTGTAAAGTATGACTAGTCGCGAAGGATTTGACGCATACTGCCTTTACTTAGGGATTAAATTACATTTTACACAGGAGTCATACGACTATGTCAAATACAATGGAGTCGTTAAAGCAGATCTCAAGTCGTTTCTTAGAAGAAAGGATAAATACCACTTTGCAAAACTCGCAAGGAAGTATGGAACTGATCTCAAGTCTTTCCTCATCGCCAACCTTTCAGTTTCCGACCGATGGGTTGGGGAACTGCTGGGAAACGATTCAGAAATGGTATTCTCAGAATACAAAAAACGACAGCAAAGTTTAACCTATCTTTTTCAAAAAGAATTAAGTTCTTTGTCGAATAAATACTCTTTGGATGAATTGTTACAAGTAAAGAATGGACAACATCCTGTACTGCTCAAGCAATATCTAGCAAAAAAGGTTTCACCTGAAACTATGATACTGTTTGACGAACTTACTAAATACATAGCAGTTTGGGATAAACAAATATCTGAAACAATAGTCTGGAAAGAACAGAGTAAAAGGTTGAAGAAACATTCTACCTTTGTTTCAGGTGATCACAGTAAGTTAAAAAAGATAGCAATGGATATTTTTACATGAACAAATATAACGACTTAAGACAAAACCTCATGATCTTTGATTTTGCTTTAGAAATGAGAAAGCAAACCTATGATCGTATTGCCGAAGGCAACTACGATTCTTTCAACAGATGGTTGAAGACCAACTTTATGTTGAATAAAAAAGATCATATAGAATGGCAATTAAATACTGAAAGACACGATGCTCGTAGGCAGTTACATAGTTTCACTGATTACGATAGAGGTGTCGTACTCGCTGTGTTCAATGAACCTGTTACCCTTGTACATTCTTCTACATCTTTTGGAAGATTGGCAAGTAAGAAGATATCCCATGTTCCTACTATTGTTGAAGAAGGTAAAAACACAAGTAATCATTTTAATTACACTGTAAACCCTTATCAACCTATGCTTGTTAATCTAAATGTAGCACATGGTGTGCTCAAGCATCACAAAGAATGGAGTATGATCAGTCTAAGACTAGACTGGACAATGAGAGAATGGTTAGAATACATTCTTGCTATGGGACAGCAACAACAATAACTTTATTATGATCGCAAACATTATTGGTAATGGTCCGAGTCGGACGCAATTTGATTTAAGCAAACTTGA